CTATAACTTCTTTGTGACAGTCACCTAGTAATTGTTGAGGAGCTACTAGCTGTATGAAGAACTCTAGATCATTCTCAGCGGCTTGTCTGATCTGGTCTAGTGCTTGTTTAGCCATGTTAGTTCCTTTACGGTTCTACAGGCCAATCATCATCTGCTAGGTTAGGCCATGCGTCTAGATCAGATAAGTCTCTTAGTTCTTGTCTATATGTAGCCCAAGATGTCTTATCTTCATTACTAAGTGGACTATCATTCATTTGAGTCCAATCAGTATCAGCTAGAAGTTTGTTACGTGTAGTTCTGTGACCTTCGGCTGTAGTTGCATCCAACCCTGCTTGGTAGGTTGTTTCGTGTTGAGCCTTAGTTGTAGTCGTTACATTACCGTCATCATCTTCCTCAGTAGTATCAGCAAACATGTCTCTTGCTACGTACTTCTCAACCCAGTTGCCGTTGCTGTCTTGCTCAACACCATCACGCACACTTATCTGGTAATCACCAGTTGTAGCGGCAGGGCTTGCGAGTACTGGGTCTAGGTTTAGTGCGTCTAGCGTTGCAGGTTTCCAGACACGAGGCAATGACATATGAGCAAAGTCTGCTCTCCATTGCCCTTGCGTTTTAACTTCGCCTGTTGTTCTTTCTCTGTATTCTGACATCAGTTGATACTCCTTTCGTCAGTTGATTATGGTTTACGCAATAGCGTAGAAGATGTAGTCACCTGTGCCTATTGCATTACTTGGAATTTTAAACCCACTTGAATATGGGTCAATTAAATCAAAACCAGTATTCTCTGCACCAGTACTATTAAGCTCTAGCTGTGCATCACCCGACCCCGACACAATTCCTCTAACTGAATCGAAAATGTACCAACTACCAGTGTCATCGGTTCTCTTGTAAATCACAAGCCTAGCACCTGACGAAAATCCACAATCTACATTTGTGTCACCGCCACCGTTTGTATGGCTAAATGACCCCACCTTGGATATACCTGCTACGGTAGCGAAAAGGTAGGCTATAAAGTTGTCACCATTTGCATTAACATTAGTAGCAGTGCCTATGGTAAAAACACTTTCTGTTGGTGTAGTGTTATTCCATCTATATTGGTTTGTGGAAGCAGCCGCTGTTGAGTTTAATATTAGATATTTAGTATTTCCAATATCTTTATGATAAACCTCCCAATCACCTCCAGTAGAGTTACGTCTTTTCACCCACATCATTTCAGGTACTGCACCAAGATTATGGCTTACAGTACGTCCTGCTGTGTCGTTCCCTACGTAAGCAACCACATCGAAATATTCGGGTGCACGTTTCCACATCCACGAAAGATAGCCTGTGTTTATTGAACCAGCTTCCTTAAAACCGTTCATAAAATCCCAAGTTGTGTTATTGTAGATAGAACTCTCAGAAGCCGTTACGTTTGGGAAAAGAGTACCTTTGCCCGTCAACCTAGATTGCGCTCTCCAATCATCATTTCCAGCCTTATCACGATACAATGAAAAATCAGTTACAAATCCAGACTTATACATTGGTGCATCTGTATCATCACGGACATCTATAGCAAACACATCAGTCGCATCTTCTGGTGCAGCTAGTGGGCCTCTGCGGATTGCCATGTAGATGTAATTGCCGCCATTAGCACAAACTTCTGGATGCCCTGCAGGTAATGTAAACCCAGTAGGATGAGCAGACATATAAGCATTGTTTGCTTCTGGGTTGCTAGTATTAGCTTCTAACCACGATGCATCTGAACCAACGGGCATACCACGCATAACGTCAAACATATGCCAATCATAACCAGACGCATCCGTTCTTTTTACCATAACCCACTGAGCTTCAAAACCTAAGTTAATATCTAATTTTGCACCTGTACCAGTATAACTCCCACACTTGATAATATCTTGGTCACTATCAGGGCCAAATCCTCCATCATTATTATTGTGTGCGAATAAATAAGCTACGTAGGTATAGCCATTCTGATTAACGTTGCTGTTACTACTTAAGAAAAATTGAGTTGAAGTTGGTGCTTGATAAGATGAACCATCTCCAAAAAATAAACCACTAGCTGTTGAAAAAGCAGCGGCTGTATAATCTATATAACCACGTTTTCCTGTTCCAACATCCAACACAAACCAATTACCACTACCGTCAGTACGTTTAATTATTAGCATCCCGACTGTACCGTTTAAGTTGTGATTTATAGCTCTACCTGCAACACTATTCCCTGTATACGTCACAACATCAAAAAACTTAGGGGCTTTGCGGAATGTCCAAGAGGCTATTGTGTCTGTCGTAGTATAAGAATTAACTATTGCTTGATCACCGATATTAAACCCATCTGAGTTAAATGCCCTAACGCCATTTAATGCACCGCCATTATATAAGTATTCTTCGGCATCCGAATCATTAGAATGTAAAGATCTTGCTGCCCCACGTTCTGTATCAAACCAACCCCAATTATAACTTACATTTCGTCTCTTGGTAATAACAAGACCGCCTTTACCAGAAAGGTCTATGCCGTTTGTTATAGTAGCGTTTCCTCCTGTGCCAGTATACAAAAACGTGCTGAACACATCATCTACATCAAGAGCTTCAGCACCTGCTGCACCTGCGGCTGCTTGGAGTAATTTCTTTTTACTTGCCATGTTGGTTTATCCTAACGCTTGACCTGCCGTAAATCCGTACCAGTTCGTACCGCCATCCCTTGTGTAGAACACAAACACATCCTTTGCTGATGCAGTTGCTGTGAGGGTTGGGGCTGTGGCTGAAGGCCAATCTACTGAAGTAGGCCAAGTGATTGCGTATCCTGAAGCACTTGCATCTTGTATTACTTCTAAGCTAAAACTGTAAGCAGTGCCACTTGCAGGAGGGTTACTAAAAGTAAATGTCGTAGCTTCTGTAAGTGTATGACTAAAAGCATTACCTGTTTCGCAGTTAACAGTCGTAGCAGCACCACTCGAAGTAACGGCTGCATATGTTTCATTGTAAGACTTAGCTTTTAGTTCTTCTGAAAGGTTTACATCTCCGTTAGCATCAGCCGTAACTGTCTTACTTGCTTGTGACGTACCTAGTGTTGTAATATCATTGTAGTTTAACTCAGTAGCCGATGCAGTTACACTCAAGTCTCCTAGAGTAACGTTACCTCTAATGAACGTAGATAACTGAGTACCAGTTACTTTCTTTGTTGAACCGCTTTCGTTTACTTCGAACTCTTGACCACCAGAAGCAGAACTCGCAGCGGTCATATCTGAGATTTTAATATTAGCCATTTTTTAATAAGCCCTCTTCCAGTTGTTTGCGTCTATCTTTTTGTAGATAGCTAAAGGATCATCCCACGATCCATCTTGTTTTACTTTAGGTGTGAACTCTGTCCACTGTCCGTTCCACTTAACGTATGCTGTTGAACTAAATGCTATGTAGGTGTATGTCGCTGTAATCTGACCTGAAGCTGCGTTTAGTGGTATAGCATCTGCTACAATACGTACATCACTGTTTTCTGTTATACGTGTATCCCCTGCTTCAGTAATACGTGTGTATTCATCTTGAGGAGCAGCCGTAAATAAACCACCGTGTACAAATGTATAACCATCGTTTGCGAAAGTACCTGCACCTGATAGTGATGTTGATACACTAACTGTTAAGTCTGCATCAGGTGATATAGAGCCACTTGCACTGTATGAGTTAGCTGCTACAAAAGAACCTGTAGCTTGTGGACTGATTGAACCTGTACCAGTAAGATCAGCGAATACAACTTCTCTTACGACACCTGCTACAATCTTACCGCCACCACCAGATAGACTTACAGCTGCAGGTTGATTCAGAGTAGCTGTTGTACTAAAGACTACAGCATCGAAGTCTTCAGATACACGGTTGTTTCCTGCTTCGTCAGTACGACTATTAGAGGCTTCGTCTATCCTATAAAAACCTGCACTCGTACTTAAACTAACAGATGCAAACTGTAGTTCTTCTGTAATCCGTGTGTCATCAGCTTCGGTAAGCCTACTGTCACCAGATTCCGATATTCGGAAACCACCTGCCATCTAACAAGCCTTTCTTCGCAGAAGCAACATTAGGCCATAGTTAAGTCGATGTTACCTACAGCAAATGTTAATGTGTCACCATCAGCTACTGTCTTAGATGCAGTTAATGCACCATGCCATAATAAGTTACCTGATGAGCTTGCATCGAAGATACCCATGTGTGTTACTGTACCGTAGTCTCCACCTGAAGCAGTAAAGCTTACTTCACCTGAGTTACTTGTTGTACCACCTGGAGATGATGCAGCACTAAAGCTAACTGATTGTCGTGCGTATCCACCTGCAGATACTTCTGTACCACCACCTGCATCATTAGGTGCTGCAGTGTACAACGCTACATACCAGTTAGTAGGTCTAGTAGCTGTACCTGTTGTCATTAGAAAGTCAAGTAGTAACTTCTCTGCGTAGTCTGAAAGAGCAGCCATTGTTGTATCCTTTTATTTTTAACTTGAGACTTGTTAGTGAATCTATGAACTCACTTTAAACCAAATGTCACCATTATCACCACCTGAAGGGCTTGCAGTACTAACGGTAACGTTATCTAGAACATTAAGAACATTCACACCATCTACATATATAGCTTTTACATTGAGAAGATCATTATTATTTAAGTCTAAGTCAGCATTCATAGCATTAGGTAAACTACCGTCTCTAGATAGTGTATTATTCAATGCAGTATTGATGTTATTGAAGTTCTCATTTAACTGAGTCTGCGAAGCATACCCTGAAGTAATTGTGTTTACTGTAGCTGTTTTAGCCATTCGCTTACCTTTATATGCTAGTTAATTAGACCTTGATCTTTTAATCTTTTAAGATCATCGTTTACACCTGCTCTCTCGAAAGCTTCTTGAGATGTAGATTTATCTTTAGCGTTCTTTTCTTTTCGGGCTGTTCTTCCGTCTTCTCTAGACTTCCATTCCTCGTTGATCAGGAACTTAGCTGCAGTAAAACTACTTCGCCCACCTTCTTGTATTTCTTTTACTACAGACTCAAAGGCCATTGACTTACGTTTGACCTCTGCTTCTCTGCGCCACTTATCAATATGTTTCTTGAGTGGTACAGTTGTTTGCATCTTTTCCCATACTTCCCAACTCCCAAACACTGCGTTAGCGAACTGGTACTCTGTAGGGTCCATTGTTGCAAAGGCTATGTATAACTTACCTAGAGCAGTAGCTGACTTA